AGAAGAAGAAAGGTGAAGCCAAAAAAGAATACTATAAGGCTTTGCTTGAACAATTTTGTCGCAAAATTCGTTCTTCTGTCGAGCTTGGATATCGAGAAGCGATTGTGTCGGTTCCTCCGTTTCTTATAGGGTTCCCGAAGTATGATTTAACAACTACCGTTGTATACATGTCTAGGCAGTTGTCTAGACTTGGGTACAGGGTGGAGCTTATTGGCCCTTTGGACCTTAGAGTTCAGTGGAGATACACACGCCCAGAGCAAGAAGTGGAGGCTGAAATGGATGATCCTGTTACATTCCTTCCTAGTCTTGTTAACCTTCAGAAAACTGCTCAAAAATTACGCATCACTAAAAAAAATTAAAACGTGACTGCCCGTTCCAACTTGGTCATCGCATCCTGTAAACTAAATCCAGAAACCATTGGCATGAATGGCTCTACCATATAAGTGGATTTCATAGGGGCTGGGGTTTTATATGCATAATCAGGTTTATTAATTACAGCCGGAGACGGTGTTTTCGCCGCCTCCTGTATGGGGACTTTAGTGTCTACACCGCGCCCCTTCATTTTTTCTAAAACATCCTTGCCGTTCATCTGGCGTCCATCAATAGCGTTCTGCCGTAACCGTGAAAGCTCTTTCTTTAATTCTGTTGTGAGTTGCGTCTTAGTATCAGATGGAAGATCCTTCCAAAACTTGCTTATAGTTTTTCCATACTCAATCATAACAGGAATCACATTATCATTATATAACTTTAGCAGCTCAACATCTAACCCGCTAAACTCGGTGAGTTTAGTAATAGAATGGGGTTCACCTATATAACCTGACATTCTAGGCATCAATATCAGGAAAAATAAAACAACAATGGCACCCCACAGAAGGTAGCGTTCTAAATCTTGCATTTAATTCTATATAATATTTTAAAATGGATCTCCTGAATGAGTCCGAGCGGCGCTTCACCAAGAAGCTGTGTGATGCTATGGTTCCCGTCATGATTGAGGCTTTCTGGGAAATATGGCTTGAGGCGAAGAAAGAGTCCCAGGGGAAAAATACGACGCGTGTGTTCCAGGAGCTCCTGCGAGGCGTCAAGACCTGGAATTCTTCAATTTCACTCAAAAATACAGAGGCCATCGTGAAGAACCAGCCTCTATTCCCCAACCTCTTGGCAGCCGTATTTGTTATTCACGTCAAGATTTTGAGTGCAATTCGCACCGACAAAAAGTCCAAGAAAATTAGTATTAAATTGCCGGCCAATGACGTTTTTGTTCAACGGTGTTACGAGTTGTGCGCCAAGGACCTGTATGAGAACCCTTACATTATTACTGAAAATAACACCGAGACAGATAGAAACGAAGACTTGAACCGTCGTTTCCATAAAAACATATGCATCGTCATAGAGGATCTTGTCCCAACGGCTGAAATTTTGAACACATATCTGCCTCTACCAGCTGCAGGACAGGATATTGACATGGATCATGAGGATGAGGATCCAGAGGCTGATGAAGAGGTTCCAGAAATTGATGATGAAATGAACGCCATGCCAACCAACAATGACGCGTCAGGGACGGCGGGTATGGAAATTGGCAGAACCCCAGGAGGTGTGGATACAATGGTCACGGCGAATAACACCCTCACGCCGCCATCAGTTCCCGGAACGACGCCTGCCGGACCAGAAGATGAGCCTAAACTTCCAGAGCAGACTTTGTTCGATGACGCACCAACAAAGATCCAGAAGCTTGGCGCGTAAAGAGCCTGAATAAGTTCTTGAGATCAATTAGAAATGGAGCACTATTTCAAAGAACCTTTTAGTGCAGCTGTTATTGCAGGGGCCGCTACAATGGCCTATGTGTTTGTCAAGGCGAAAATGAATGGGGATACAAAGGTTAAGAATTCAGAATACTTTAAAAACGCTTTTCTAGTTGCACTTTTAGTATACTTTATTGTGAGTCAGGGGCAAGGCTCCCATGAGCCAATTATGAAAGAACCATTTTAAAGAATTAATTTTATATATAACTTAAATGACCACCATCGCTGCATTTCACGAGATGATGGGTCAGTTCCTCGGCGAACTTGCACAGACCTTCCCCGATGAACCAAAGATCAAAGAAGCTCAGACCGCTCCACGAACTCGGGCAAAATTTGATGACTTTATGAAGGACATAGGTCCTTATGTTTCTCATATGATGGGTAAGAACGATGCATTCTTTTGTGATGATAACCCAGTCGCATCAAACTTGAATCTTCACATTATTTGGAAGACGGATGAATGTACAGAGAACACAAAGGCTGCTATTTGGCAGTACTATCAGACACTTTACATGTTAGGAACAACCATCAACATGTTTCCACCCGAGACACTTAACATGATTGAATCTGCCGCCGAAAACTGTGCAAAAAACATGAAGAAGAGTCCAAGTGGAGCAATTGATGAAGCTGCGCTTATGTCTGGTATGAACAACATGCTGACACAGATGCTTGGCGGAGGCGCAAATAGCCCATTTGCCGCAATGCTCAACACGCCACCTCAGCGTCAAACACCCAAAACTAAACAACGCAAGGCCAACAAAAAGATTTCTCAGTAGATATCAGAATGGACTTGACTGAAATTTTCAAAAGTTCAGAACTGCTAAATTTCTGGCCAACCGCAAAACAATCTGCCAAACAGCGCGCCCTTTCGACAGCTCGTTTTATAATTTACGCAACAATTATCATATACCTTTTGAATCGCGACCCTCGTGTGTTTGCACTTGGTGCGCTGGCGCTTGGAGTTCTTTATTACATGTTTACATCTAATCTGATTACGGACGGACTAGTCCGTCCTGCAACAACCGATGGCCGCGCACCCAGCATGCTCCGTGATGAAGTAACTTATCCAACAGTAGACAATCCAATGGGAAATATACTTATGAACGAATATACTGATAATCCAGATCGCCCACCAGCGGCATGGTATCCAAGCGTACGTGGCGATGTTCAGGCGGCATGGAGTACTATTCATCCATTCGAGCGGGTTCGCGACGCCGAGCGAAACTTTTACACAACTGCATCAACGACGATTCCAAATGATCAGAACGCCTTTGCAACGGCTGCATATGGCAAGCAGTTTGCCCCAATGTGTAAAGACCAGGGTGGGACGGCATGCGACCCCGATAATTTCCAGTTCCACTTCCCAGAGCGCACACAGATGCGTGCAGGAAATGGCCGTTAATCTTTTTTTCCCACCTAAAATTAATAATGCCACGCCTTGACGCGGCACCTATTGTTCTTCAGCCCAATGTTCATATGGGACCCGCAACTGTAGTTCTCGAGGATCTTGCGGACGTTGGTTCTTTTCTTCGTGAAAAGACAACAACTGCATGGAAGAAAAATTGGACCGAACAGGCGTATGATTTTCCCAATACCTACGTAACTATTCCACAGCGCGTTATTGGGTGGAACCCAGTTAGCACATACGCAGACGACCAGAACAATCGCTTTGCTCAGCGTTATTCTCAGAAGTAAAATAATTCCTATGTAAATACTAATATGGACCCTTTGGCCCTAGCAGCTGTTGTAGGTCTTGTGTTTGCCGGTAAACGCCTCTCTGATGGTCAGGAAGAGACTGTAGAGCGTAAACCACTGCCAACCACTCGCCCAATTACTCGTAGAGATATTGACCTTGCGGCAAATGCAAGAGACCACGCAAAAGACGCATTTGACTTGAAAATTATGACCCCTGATCTTGGTCGGCGTATTGGAGATTGGAGACTCGCCCCCAAGAACGAGATTCCAAGCCTCCAGGACACGGCTCCAGATGCAAATCGGTTTACGTATGGACAGCCCGTATATGATCTGTATAACCGTCAGTATGTCACGAACAAGATGAACAATTTACAGCCAATTGAGCGTATGCGTGTTGGACCAGGTCTCGGTGTCGGACCCGATGTTCCAGCTGCAGGAGGTTTCCACCAGTATTTCCGTGTGTTGCCCACTAATATCAATGAGGAGCGCCTCACGACGCTTGAGGGACGCACGGGTCCTGCAGACGCCGTCGTCAAAGCGGGCGGTGCGGGTGGTATGGGCGAGGTTACACATCAAGCCAAAGACACAAAGGCGTGGTATCGCCCACCGGCTCAGAACCGTGGTCAGGGTCAAGGCGGTGCGATTACAGGCGCCGAGGGACGGCCAGATTTCCTCAAGACGCGCCGCACCACCATGCGCGATGAGCAGACGAGCCGTAATGATACCCTTTCAATGGGTCCTGCACAGTACAATGTATATCAGCCTTATGCCGAAGGCGGCGAGTCTGCATACACCGACAAAATGCTCACAAGATACAGTGGGAACCGTTCTAATCCAGATCGTGCAGGAAATGGAGGTGGAATGAATGTTCGTGAAGATCCAGTAAATCAAGGTGGCGTCATGTCAAACTTGCGCGGCGAGTCAAGGCCATTCCCAGTGCAGCACGGAGACGCAGGACGTTTCCAGAATTACACTGGACCGATGTTCTATAAATTTGACGAGAAGAAGGGGAACGCAAATCCTTTGGCGTCTCCAAAGTGTCTTGATGTGGCGATCCAGCAGCTTGAGAAAAATCCAATTGCCCTTCCTCCGTTGGCTGCGGTGTAAAAAAATATAGACTAGTTTTAAAATGAGCGGTGGTATCGTTCAACTTGTCGCAACTGGTGCTCAGGACGCTTGGCTGACTGGTAAGCCCGAGGTTTCATTCTTTCGCTCAAACTATCGGCGGGCTACCCATTACGCCAGCTCTGTTGAGCG